CAAGTAACATCGGTAACGCTGCTCGACGCAAACCAAGTTTAGGCAGGTGTAATACCCGCTCCATACCAGTCCACCAATGAGCTTCAACTGTTTCGGTGCCTGGTTGTACCAGCCAGTATCTTAAACTCCTATAGGCGCTAGCTAATTCTTCATACCATTTGTGGGTGGTCACTAATGTTGATATCGTATTTACGATGTCTGATTCTGTCACCGTGAACATTTCATTATTATCTAACCGCAGATCCGAAAAGCACTTGATTGTTTTCTCGGATATGCCGAAATCGATATCCTGATCTATTAATAAGGGAGTAGTTCTCTTATTACCACACAACACTTGTCCCAAGATGGCAACTTGCTTTTTTTGCAGTCCGCTGCCATTAATGTACCCATATACAGTGCCGTATCTATCGATAGCTTGTTCATTAGCTGGCAGCGCGAACTTGTCGCACTCTAGGATACCGCCCTGATCAAATTCATACTTTTTATGACTTTCTGTGTACCTGAAACGGCATTCAATAAAGCCAAATTCTTCTCCAAAGTGAGGACCGCTTCTACTGTGACCGTCATTGTATTCATACATATGTATAACTTTGGTGTTATATTTAAACCTGTGGGCGTGCCAAACAGCCTGCTCAATATTTTGACCATTGTTGTCTAACACAAACCTCGGGGGTAGGGCAGCGTACCACGCACGCATACTATCTAACAAGTTGCGCGTCTCAGGATCTGCCTTGTACATACCAAAGCCAATGTGGTTGTGTTTAAAGAACTCAACCAACCTTGTGTACATGACATTCCAGTCGTCGTCAACTATGGTCTCCACTTGATCAGGGCGCATTACCAGCTCGTAGTCATACTTATTTAGTTTCTCAAGCATTCTGTACACATGTAGTTTGACAAGCAAAGCGTACATAAGGGCAGTAGCGTTATCATAAAAGTCATTCACAACAACAGAGTTAAAGAACCGGTTTAATCTCTGCTCTTTAAGTTCTACATTGTCAGCTAATTCTCGAAACCTTTTTGAAATAGCTACATAGTTAGGAACACCATCTTCGTCTAAGTA